TAGTATAAAAAGATGCCTCTTAATAAGTTAGAGAATTTTATAAAGAATACAGAGGGTCGTATCCTTTATGTAAATCCGAATGATCTTGATTCAACAGACGCAATTGATAATCAAGGTAATTCATTAACTAAACCCTTCAAAACTATTCAGAGAGCACTGATAGAGTCTGCTAGATTTTCATATGTGGCAGGAAATGATAATGATTTAGTAGAGAGAACAACAATATTACTTTTTCCTGGCAATCATATTGTAGATAATAGACCTGGTTTTGCAATAAGAAGCGATAGTGGTGTTGCAACAGCAGTTAGTCCAAGTGGATCTACATCGGGTGCAACTAATACATTTACATTAACACTTAATTCTAATTTTGATTTAACTCAAGAAGACAATATACTTTATAAATTTAATAGTGTAAATGGTGGAGTTATTGTTCCAAGAGGAACTTCAATTGTTGGTCTTGATCTTAGAAAAACAAAGATAAGACCTCTTTATGTGCCAAACCCTACGGATGATAATGTTAGACAATCCGCTATATTTCGTATAACAGGTGCTTGTTATTTTTGGCAATTCACTTTTTTTGATGCTGATGAGTCTGATCTTGTTTATACAGATCCAGTTGATTTTAGTACTAATAACCAATCTAAACCCACATTCTCTCACCATAAAATTACATGTTTTGAGTATGCAGATGGTGTTACAACATTACCACAATTTAGTGATCTTACTGATTTAGACATATATTATAGTAAACTTACTAATGCATTCAACGTAGCATCAGGCAGAGATATTAATCAGAAATATCCTAGTGCTCCAAAAGGTTTTTCACCACAAAGACCTGAATTTGAGATTGTTGGAGCGTTTGCAACTGATCCACTTAACATTACAGCTATCGAGTCAGGTGATGGAGCAACACCAGGTCAAGTTGTCACTGTTACAACTCAGATCCCTCACAATTTAACTGGTGGAACACCAATAAAAATAAGAGGAATTAATGTTGCAGATTATAATATTTCTGTTAAAGTAGCAAGTGTTGTTGACTCTACAAGATTTACATACTTATTACCTTTTGTTCGTCCAAACTTACCAGCAGGACCTGCAGGTGGATTAAGTAGTGCTAATGGACAAGTATTGGTTGAAACAGACACAGTTACAGGTGCTTCACCATATATTTTCAACACATCTTTAAGATCAGTATATGGTATGCAGGGTATGCATGCTGATGGAAAGAAAGCAGATGGTTTCAGATCCATGGTTGTGGCACAGTTTACTGCTGTATCACTCCAAAAAGATGATCGTGCTTTTGTAAAGTATGATAAAACAAATAGAATTTATAGTGGAATTGCTTATTCAAAACAAACAGGTTCATTATTATCTTCTGAATCATCATCTACTAATCCAAATACAGTATTTCATTTAGATCAGGAAGCAAATTATCGTAGAGGATGGAGAACAACCCATATTAAAGTATCAAATGATTCAGTTGTTCAAATTGTATCTGTGTTTGCAATTGGTTTCCATAGTCATTTTAATATGGTAAATGGTGCTGACGCATCAATCACTAACTCAAACTCAAACTTTGGTACATTCTCTCTTGCTGCAGAAGGTTTTAAAAAAGAAGCATTTACAAAAGATGATAAAGGTTTCATAACTTCAATCATAACTCCACGTTCTGTTGTCACTAGCGATCAGAAGATAGAATATTTACAGTTAAGAAATGAAGCAGGACAATCTTCATCAACTAAATTATTTTTCTTTGGACAAGAATCAGAGACAGTTCCACCGTCTCACATTGCACAAGGATTTAGAATTGGTGCAAAAGTTGGTGAAAAAATATTCGTAGATGCAGTTAGTAACGGAATTACATATGAAGCAACTATTGTGATGCATCAACCAAGTGGTACATCATCAGACACATCACAAAAAACATATGAAGCAACTCACTCAGCAGCGAGTGCACCTAAAAAATCTATTTTTACTATAATTGGTGGACATAAATTATCAAATGGTGAATCCATACGAATCATCGCTGATAATGGTGATCTTCCAGAAAATATCGATCCACACACAGTTTATTTTGCAATAACAAATACAGAGGATGCAGAATTAGGTTCAGATCAAATTCGTATTGCATCATCAAAAACAAATGCAGAATTAGATATTCCCATCTATATTAATACTGTTGCAAATCCAACAGATAAATTTAAAATTATAAGTCGTGTATCTGATAAGAAACCAGGTGACGCTGGACATCCAATACAATATCAAACAAGTGGAGGTTGGTTCATCAATACAGCATCAAGTGGTAATACCATACATACTGCACTATCTGGTGGAACTATACAATCAAGTCAAGATATTTCTTATATTATAAGAAAAGATGATGACAGAAGTTTAGATGAAAAAATTTACAAGTTAAGATATATTGTTCCAAAGGAATTAAGAAATGGTAGAGATCCGACTGATGGATTTGTAATACAGGACTCAAGTTCTACAACTGTTTTATCAAATAGTGATTTTGCAAAAAGTACGATTACATCAGCAGACTATGCATTTGATAGAAACACTAGATTCATATCTCAGGCAAGTTTTGATAGTTCTGTAAATCGTGTTACAATTCGCTCAGACAAACCACATAATGTAAATGTAGGAGATCAAGTCGTTGTTAAGAATATACAAAGTTCAACTAATTCAACTGGTGTTGATGATAAAGGATATAATGGTACATTTTTAGTAACTGATATTGTTAACGATAAACAATTTAAGTATTCAAATACAGACGTTGAGGGTATCACTCATACAGTTGGAACATTTGTAAACAACACCCAGACAAGATCTACTTTAACTCCAAGATTCATTCGTAATGATGGAAAAGGTAATTTCTTTGTTTATAGAACAGAAATAGTAAGTCCATATATTGAAGGTGTTCAGGATGGAATTTATCATTTGTTTGTATTAAATGCATCAAATGTGATGAATGAATCCTCAAATGAGTTTACTGAATTCAAGCATAATCAAAATATAGTAAACTTATTCCCAGAATATGATCGTGATAATATAGATGCCAATCCACCAGAGGCAACAACATTTGCGAAAAGATTTCCACTTGGAGATGTTGTAACTAATGATCTTAAAAAGAGTATTACTAGAGAAACAACTAATAAGTTTCTCAATATATTTGATGCAACAAAAACTATAGCATCTGTTACTAATAATAATACAAATGCAATTATTAATCTAACTGAGGAGCATGGATTTAATTCTCTTAAATTTGCCCGTAATTCTGACATAACAAGCGGAACTGGACACGTAAACGGTACATATTACAACGTAAAATTATTCAATAATAATGCTAGTCCCTCTACCGCAGTATGGGATGGAGCAACCGCTGATATAGTAGTTTCGGGTGGAGCAGTCACAGGTATTACAAGAATAGTTGATGGTGGATCTGGATATACTAATAATGAGCAATTATTTTTTGATACTTCCCCTGTCGCTGAAGGTGGTACTGGTGGTAGCTCTATTAATGCCAAAGTTGTTATAAAAACTGCTGGTATATCAAGTGCTACTGGTAATTATATTCAAGTTACAGGTATTACAACAGGAACTGATTCATATCATCGTATCACTGCTGTTAATTCAACAAAACAAATCACAGTTAAAAAGTCTACCGCTGAAACGATTCTTAATGGTCAACAAATTATTGATTTAGGACCTTGGGTTGCGGTTGCAAGTGCAACTAATGTAGATGCAGATGGAGTACAAACATTTACTACCACAAAAGGACATGGTTTAGTCGTAGGTAATAAATTTAGAGTATTAAATGCGAGCGATTCTAATTTAGGTGATTATATAGTTGCAAGTGTTCCAAGTGTTACTCAGTTTACTGCTAAAACCACTACAACACTTTCAAGTCCAAAATATATTCTTAAACATGGTTTATCTGATAATGAAGCATTATCAAGTAAAGAAGGCGAAAATCTAGGAGTCAGAGGATTATCTGTTTTTGATCATGAAACATTATTCTTGACCAGTAATATAAATTCGGCAACTTCTGCAATTCCAGTACAATTACCTGATATGGATAGTGGCACTGGTTTTGGACAAAGTAAACATGTCAATAGTATATTAAGTCGTTTCCCACTTGGTTCTTATATTCAAATTGATGGTGAAATCATGAGAATTTCATCAAATACATTATCTGGAAACTCTCTATCGGTCATACGTGGTGCGTTAGGAACAATCAGTGGATCACATAAAAATGGTGCAAAAGTTAAAAAAATAAAACCCTTACCAATTGAACTTCGTAGACCATCTATATTAAGAGCATCGGGTCATACATTTGAATATGTTGGTTATGGTCCAGGTAACTATTCAACTGCATTACCTCAATTACAAAATAGATCACTAACTGAGAGAGAAGAGTTCTTAACACAGTCACAAGAAACTTCATGTGGTAACGTTGTTTACACTGGTATGAATGATAAGGGTGATTTCTATATTGGAAATACTAAAATTGCATCTGCTAGTGGACAACAAACTACCTTTGATATACCAATTCCAACAATTACTGGTGAAGATCCCAGTCGATTAAGTGTTGTATTTGATGAAGTTATTGTTAAAGAAAGACTTTTAGTTGAGGGTGGAACATCTAAACAAATTCTATCTCAGTTTGATGGTCCTGTTACCTTTAATGAAAATGTTAGATTATCAAACCCAAGTAAAAAGTTAACTGTTACTGGAACAAGTGATCTTAACGCTGTTAATATATCTGGTCAACTGAACGCTAACAATACAGCACAGTCATCAAGCACAAGCACAGGATCAGTTGTTGTAGATGGTGGAGTTGGAATTAAGAAGAATATTTACATTGGTGGTAATTTTAGAGCTCAAGTTGATGATAGTTCTGATATAGGACATCCAAACTTCCGTTTTCAAGATGTTTATGCTGTTAATTTCCACGGAGATGGTACTAATTTAACAAATACTGGTGCTCAATTATCAGCAGCATCAGGCACACAAAAAATTGTTGTTACTAGTGAAACTGCAGGTAATCCCATGATTACTGCGGGGATTGATGATAATACTTTAACATTTAACGCAAACCAGAATAAATTAACTTGTACAAATATTAATGCAACAACCTTTACTGGTAATCTCAATGGTGATGTGACTGGTGACTTAACTGGTATAGCACAATTTGCCCAAGATGTTAGAGGTGCTGCAAACAGAGTTTTATATCAAGAAGCTCAACATGCCACCGCAACATCAGCCAATTTACAATTTGATGGAACAAGATTAAAAGGAACTGATTTAGAAATTCAAGTTAGAGATAATAAAAGAATTTATTTTGGTAATAATGATGACATGTCTATCCTTCATGATAATACAAATGGATCAATAATAAATGGCAAGGGTGATTTAACAATTAAAGCTGGAACAAGTAATGGTAATGGAGTGCTTATTAGAACTAATGATTCTGATGACCATGAAATCGCTAAATTTGAGAAACACTCATCAAATGGTAAAGGTACATTTGAATTATTATATGATGGCACTACTAGAATTAAAAGTGAAGCGACTAGAACTGAAATTAAAAATGGAGATTTAGCAGTCATTGGACATGACATTATTGCTTTTGCATCATCTGATATAAATTTAAAGAAAAATATATCACCCATACAAAACGCACTCGATATGATTAATAAACTAAGTGGTAATACTTTCACTTGGAATTCTAAATCAAATTATAAGGGCACTGATGATATTGGCATACTAGCACAAGAAGTTGAGGCATTAGGATTACCTGGTATCACTCAAACCAGAGATAACGGTGTCAAAGCAGTTCGTTATGATAGATTAATTCCAGTCTTGATTGAAGCAGTCAAAGAGTTAACTGCAAAAGTTAAGTCACTTGAATCAAATAAATAACTAAAAAATACTGATGGCAAATATCAAGAAGAATTTTAATTTTCGTAACGGAGTACAGGTTGATGATGACAATCTGTTAGTAACCAAAACTGGTCTAGTCGGTATTGGAACGACTGTGCCAACAGAAGCTCTTGATGTTCGTGGAAATGTTAATATTACTGGTTTTTGTAGTTTTACAAGTGGTACTTTAACAAATGCCAATATTGGTATAATGACTATCTCCACCATTAAACCAACTGAAATTATTGGTGCAGGTGTGGATATAAAGAGTGGTATAGTTACATCAGAGGGTGCTGGAATAGTAACATATTATGGAGATGCTAGATTTTTACAAGGGATGCCAACTTCTCAATGGCAAGATATTGACGTTGGTTTAGGATTTACAAGTATATACAATGCTGGTGGGAATGTTGGTATTGCAACTATAAATCCCTTACATACACTTCAAATTGGTGGTGATGTTGATTCATCACAAGAGGGTATTGGAATTAGTTCTGTAGGTAATATAAAAGTAACAGGTATCGTGACAGCAAGCTCCTTTGTTGGTGCTTTGACTGGTAATGTGACTGGTAATCTAACTGGTAATCTAACTGGTAATTCTACAGGTAATCTCACAGGACTTGTTAATTCCTCTGGTATATCAACTTTCGGTGGAATAAATGCTACAGGTAGAATAGTAGGAGCAGCAACAAGCAATGTTATACCTTTCTTCTACTCAAGTTTAAGTGATTTACCATCTGCTGTAACATATCATGGTGCATTTGCACACGTTCATGCTACGGGGAGAGGATATTATGCTCATGGTGGTAATTGGATAGAATTAGTTAATAAAGATACAAGTGGTAATATATCACTAAGTGGAGACTTAGATATTGATGGTCATACAAACTTAGACAATGTTAGTATTTCTGGAGTATCAACATTTTCTGATGATGTAACATTTATTGGTGATAATTATGATTTACATTGGGATAAATCAGACGACGCACTAGAATTTGGAGATAACACATTTGCTGTTTTTGGTGGTGGTGGAGACTTAAAAATCCGACATAATACTACTGTAACTCCAAATGTTTCACAAATTTCTGGTTCACCACTTGAAATAATTGCTGATAATCTTGAATTAAAAAGTAATACTGGTAGTAAATCATATCTGACTGCTACAGTTGGATCTGCGACAACATTATTTTATAATGGTAATGAAAAATTAAGAACCACTGGTTTCGGTGTAAATGTTTTTAATCAATTAGATACAACTAATATTGTTGCATCTGGTGTTATTACAGCAACAACAGAACTTAATTCACCATTAATTGGTGTCGGAACAGATATACCCGCAAATGATATACAGGTAAGAAAGTCTGGAAATGCAGAGATACAAGTCACAAGTGATACAGGTATCGCAGGTATTACAGTTGGTCGAGAATCAGGACAAGATAATACAAATAACGCAGAGTTTAGATATGGAGGTGGCGGTGGATTTCCATATAGTTCAGCACAGTCTCTTGACATCATTAATTATGGCACAGGTAATTTTAATTATCACCTGAGTGCAAATAATGCAGGTGCAACTGCGGGTAACTTCTTCTGGCATAAGGGTTCTAGTAATGTTAGACTTATGACTCTAACTAATTCAGGTCGCTTGGGTATTGGACTTACAGAACCTACTGATGAACTTCATGTCGATGGTGGTGCAACCGTAGTCGGTGCTTTAGCAGTTGGTGGAAATATTAATGTGACTGGAAGTATAATAGGAAATGTTCAGGGAACTCTTACAGGAAACGTTTCTGGAACACTTGCTGGAAATGCAAACGCTACTGTTGGTATATCAACTCTTAATAATTTAACTGTTACTGGTATAGCTACCATATCTAATCAGAGATCTGCAAATATAAGTATTGGGGATAATCCCATTGTGTCTAATTTATTTAATGTTCATGTTTCTACTGATAAAAAAGTATTTGTTAATGATGTTGGACAGATTGGTATTAATACATCCATAGTATTACCAGGTGTAGGAATAAATGCTGCAGCCACTAATTTTGTAGTTAATGCAATAGGTGTTGGTGTTACACAATTTAATAATGGTAGTGTTAATTTTAGTAATGCGGGAGTATCTACCAGTAGATTCATGGTTCCACCAAAAGTAACCACCTCGCAACGAAATAGTCTTGTTGATTTAACATCAGGTGCAATGATTTATAATACATCATTAAATAAACTCCAAGTATACAATGGTAGTGCTTGGGAAACTATTACTAGTTCATAATGACTATTAAAGCATCCGCATCTCCAAATCCACCACTAAAATTTTCTGAAATCGAAGCAGAGTTTGGTGCTCAGAGTCCAAGATCTTTAGGTGCTTATCGTCATACTCAGACGGTGGATGGACTTGTTTTTAATGGTATTGATTCAGGAATTCCATCGTCAGGTACAATAAGATTTAGTGATTTTTATGGTAAAAGTCTGAATATAGTAGTTGATTGTTTTTCAGGTGATACTGAATTTCGTATCAATGCAAAAACTAACAAATATAATAACAATGATATTGTTATTATAAATCCAACTACGGTTTCCAAGAAGCAAAACGGAGCAAAAATAACAATACGTGTGAATAAAAAGTTTGGGTCAAATAAAAATAGCGTCAATCATTGTGCATTAAGAACAGGCACTTGGTCTAATCCAGCAGCAATAATTGTTGATTTGGGTAGTAATGCAAAAGTTTTAGGTGCTGGTGGAGATGGAGGTGAGGGTGCAGATGGTGTCGGAGCTAATAATGTTGGTGAAAATGGAGATAAAGGTGGGGATGGAACAAGTGGACTAGGTATACAACATCAAGGAACTATTGTCAATGTTAGAAGTGGTGCAATACTTCGTCGTGGTTACGGTGGTGGCGGTGGCGGTGCAGGAGGTCGTGAGACAAGTAAAGTTGATAGAAGAGCTGGCGGTGGAGGCGGTGGCGGTGGTGCTGGTTTCCCCGCTGGAATTGCTGGTGATGGTGGAGTACCACAAGCAGGTACAAATAAATCTGGTGGTGCAGGTTCAGATGGTGCTAATGCAACTGAAACTACTGGTGGTGTTGGTGGTAATGGTGGTGATAATCAAGACCAAGCATTTGGTGCAAAAGGTGGTGATGGTGGGCAGAATGGCAAACAATCAGAAAAAGGTGGTAACTCACCAGGTATAGAGAATCAAGTTAATAAAACCCCACCAGATAATTATAGTAGCCTACCAGGAGCTAGAGGAATTAATGGAGCAGCAATTCGTAAAACAAGTGGTATATCATTTTCTTTTGGAGTTAATAATGGTACAATTGAAGGAAGCACAACTGCAACTGGTGTTTCTTGACAAAAATCATTTATAATGATATAATTTTTTTATGAAAGCAATTTTTAAAATTGAGGAATATTTGCCTGAGACTTCTCAGATCGTAGTTAGATTTGCAAGATTACATGCTCCTGAACCAATAGAAAAGTATCATGCAGTCGCTGTTGACTATAGTAAACTAGATTGCTATGACTCAGAATCTTTTGTAAAAAGTCTTATGAGAGAAGTTGGAAATCATCAAGTAAAAAAATATGAAGATAAAGAACCAATCATAAATGAATCAGAAACTATCAGTGGTAAACTTGATTTATCATCTTTAGTTGGAAGAACTATTGAATGTAAAGTAGAAAATGACAAAAAGCAAATATTAAAAATGAGACGAGTGGAATTATGAGTGTAAAGAGTTATTTGAAGAGATGTGAGGAGTTTTCAATATGTTGTCAAGTTGGAGATAGTG